AATAATCAATAACGATCGTAGATATCAAAAAGACACCCGCAAAAACTAAAGAAACTATACTAAGCAATTTCCAGTCAAATGGTCTCTTGTTTTTTGATTTATGCATAATCAATCCCTTTCTAATCAGATATCCTTTGATTTAAATAGTCTTCATTTGTAATTTTAAGATCATGCGCCTGATTACGGATAAAAATAGCCGCAGCTTCAAAATCATAATATCCATAATCATTTGCAAAGATAGCCAATTTTACAGCTTCGGATTCAGGATCGGAAGCTTCGAGATTTAGACGGGCCGCAATATATGCCCGCGCGGCGTCTTCCCGTGTATCAAAATAACCGGTGCCATAAAGATTTCCTATTATTGTTTTTATCCCAGGGAGAGAGGCATCTTCTAAACCAAAATTAGATTTAACAAGATAAGCCGCATCATCCGTTTTCATAGCATTGTCAATTGCAACTGCTGAAAATATAAAAACAATGATACAGATGATGACAAGGACTATAATAACTGATTTGCGAGATTTCATTTTTTTTGATCCTCTTTCAATGGACAATCGCGCCTACATCCTTCATCAGGACATACAGGGCGATACCCGATAGCGGCACATTTATACTGGTTATTACAACAAATGGAAAGCATACATTTATTGCATACAGGTTTATCTATAAAATTACATTCATATATATATTTCATATACAATCCTCCTATATTACGGAAAACATCACACGTTCAACCACGCCTAAAACTTTAGCGTAGCCATTATCAAAATCGGTAAGCGGGACAATAATAGGGTCATAGCTGGGATTATCCGGCTGCAGCATGATTGATGTATCCAAACGCCTAAAACGTTTGAGTGTGGCTTCATCCCCATTAACGACGCAAGCCACAATCTGGCCGTTGTCCGCATAGGATTGACGGTGGACCAGCACAATATCTCCATCCTGTATGCGGGCATTGATCATACTGTCCCCCTTTACACGCAGATAAAAATAATCATCAGGCGTTGGTACGTCCGCAAATTCATAGCCTTCAATATTTTCGGCTGCGAACATGGGAGGCCCGGCCTGTATGGTGCCATAGATAGGTATTTTATATAGGTGAGATGGATGGTATGTATTGATATTTTCAAAACCATTTTTTTTCTTTTCAATGAGATCAGATTTTTGAATGCCAAAATAGTTTGCCATAATTTCTATATTATCTATGCGAGGATATTTATTTCCATTAATCCAATCTGAAAAAGTTGAATATTTAAATCCTAAATCACGGCAAATATCATTTCTTTCTTTATTAAACTTATTCATATAATAATTTAAATTTTCTGAAAACACTTTTTTATTTCCCAAGTCGCCCATATCGGCCCCTCATTTCATAAGATATAACTCATATTATACGCTAAAGACGTAAAAAATCAATAAAAACAAGAAAATATTACGCTTTTAGTGTTGACAAAACGCTTAAAGCGTAATAATATATGATCAAAAGGAGTGAAGAGGATGGAAAACACAAAGAAAAAAGAAAATATAAAGTTAAGCCTAAAAGCCGCAAGGGTAAACGTTGGATTGACCCAAAGTCAAGCTGCTAAAAGGATTGGCGTTAATGCTGATACAATAAGAAGTTGGGAAAAGGGAAAAACATTTCCGGGTGCTCATATGATAGAAAAGATTGAAAGAACATATAACATTACATATGATCATCTTATTTTTTTACCAGCAAATAACGCTTTTAGCGTAAAAACGGAAACAAATCAGCAGGCTTAAAAATGGAAAGCATAGATAAACGTGCCGAGCGCTTTGCAAACATGGAGGCAATACCGGGAGATGAAGAGCTAAGCCGGGGAATATCGGACTACATGCCGCGGGCATCGGGCCGGTGGGTAGACCGGGACGGGATCAGCTATAAACCATTAGTGATCCTGGGAATCATAACGGCGGCGCTTACGCCGGTGGCAATCATAATCATGTATATGTCGTAAGACGGGGAGTATAAAAATGCTGATACGGGCATACCAACAATTTTTAAACAGGCAGGGAAATTTTGCGAACATCGTAAAAAGCAAGTGCAAGGAGTGCGGCGCAACCTTCGAAACGCACCCGGGGGAGGCACAGTATATGTTCGACAGAAAATTATTGCCGCCAAAAATATGCCCAAAGTGCAGGGCAGAAGAAAACAGAAAAAAGGGGGAGGCAAACAATGGCAGCGAAAAAAACGGATCAACCAAAAATGAGATTGCAGGTAGCGCCGGACAGCAGGCCGATGACAACAAATGATATTTGCAAAATATTGTTTGGCATGAGCGAAGACGATCTGGTGCAAAAAATAGTGGCCGACAGTAAAAAACGGATGCAGGCGACCGGGCAATGAAAGCGGCGCTTGAACGCACATATAAAGCCACGTGCGTTGGGTGCTCGCGGCATCACAAATGTAAAAAGCAGCCGCTACGGATGGATATATACCCGGCGTTTAACGCGGATGACCACCAGCGGGAACTATCAAAATATTATAACTGCATCCTCCATATATGCGCGTGGAAACATTTATATGATGACAGCTGCAGTCCGGTATTAAATCCGGATGAAGCGGGGCGGATCAGGCGGGAATTTCAAGAGCGGTTAGAGGATGCGGGCTGGAAACGGATAGAGTTTGTAGAGGCCTTCGGGCAAAGCTATTTATAGGAGGTACCCAAATGAAAAAGAAAATATTTGTAGCATTAATGCTTGTGATTTTCATTGCAATTATATTTGCAGGATGCTCGGAAGCAGATAGAGTTTCACAGAACTTGTCACTTGAAGCAGACAACTTCAACGTACCAAGACGGCTTACCGTAATAAACTGTATTGCAAACGATGTGTTATTTCAAATGACAGGAAACTTTTCAATTTATGCAGACGGGGGAGACAATCAGCTTGAAGTAACGGTAGAAAACAACGATGGCACCTATCAAAAACACTTTATAGGATTAAGTGACAACGTAACATATATAGTCGAGGATTTAGGAAGCAATAATGTGAGCAAATACCAGTACACACTTAATTTTAATCCAAAAATGTGGATTCCGGTTGATGTCAAAAATGTGGATTAACGCAAAAATAAATTGATTGAAGCCGACGCAGCATAAGTAAATGGAATAAAAAGAAAAATGGCGGGCCGGGCCATGACAGGCAGGGAGGCAGGAGGGTTTGGGCGGGAGATACCCGCCGACGTGGGAGCGTAGCTAAAAATGGTAGAGCTGATGCGCAGGAACAGCGCATTGTAAGAGCCGATGCCCGGTGAGCACGGCCTTCGGGTTCGAGTCCCGACGCTTCCACCACGTGCCGCGAGGCTAGCGGCTAACCGTTGCCACGGGATCGAAGGGTCCAATCGCGCTGATTTGCAACGGGACATTACGGTACGGTGCACGCGCCATACCGCGCGGTGACAGCCCGGAAAGACGGGAACGAAGCGCGGACATTCCGCGCAACGTGGGAGAATGGCGGAATTACAGACGCACGGGTTATATACAAAGGGCCGCACCCTTTACCGGTTGGCAGGTGCATCAAACATCCGAACGGATTACCTAACAAGCTATGCGGGTGAAAGCCCCGCTTCTCCCAAAATTATAAACGGTTTGCATTGATGTTATTCACGGTGCAAACCACCCGGGTAAAAATGACCGGGCAAAGGGGCGGGGCGAAACCAGCGCGATGATGAGCGTGTTCCATGGGACCGTCCCCAAAAAAAGCGCGGCGCGAAGCGTGACGGCAAAATGCCATTCGTGTGGAAAGCCACACTGTCCGCGAACGCGCCGCATCTAAAAAACGAGCCGGGAGGCTCTTAAAAATACAGGCGGGCAAATAATTTGGATACTATTGCCAATATGTGAGCGGGCCGCCCGTCCCCGCTCGGAGGGAGAGGCTGAAATTGGAAAGATGGGAAATGGCACAAAAGCAAGCGCTCCCTTATGAAAAAAAAGTATTACATGCAATCAATAAAGCGAGAGATTTTTATAACGAACTGGACGGAAATGTTTGTTGCAGCGTGGGAGGCTTAGACAGCATAACGCTTTTGACATTACTGAGGGCAGAGGTATCAAAGGATATCACAGGCGTAAGCGTTTCAAGCCTTGAAGATGAAAGCATTCAGGCAGTACATAAAACATTTGATAATTTTGTTGTTTTAAAGCCTTACAAGTCAAAGGTACAAGTGATCAGGGAATACGGCTTCCCGGTGATCAGCAAGGCAAAGGCCAGGAAAATTGAGAATCTTCAAAAGCCGGATAACCCTAAACAGACGTTTATTCACGCGATTATGACCGGAGACATGGGAGAGCAGGGGCACTTTAAGCACTCGGACAAAATAAAACTCCCGGATAAATGGATACAGCTATTCGGTGGATTATACAACGATCACAGGCCGGATATGATATGTAAGGTTGCGCCGTTCATGGTGTCGCCTGAATGCTGCAAATGGATGAAAGAAGATCCTTGCAGTGATTGGCAAAAAGAACATGGACTTTTTCCGTATTTAGGACTTATGGCATCAGAAGGCGGACAAAGGGAACTTGGACTTATAAAAAACGGGTGCAATTACTACGGAAAAGACGTGACGCGAAGTTGCCCGTTTGCGCCATTTTTGCGGCAGGACCTATTGCAGCTTGCAATTGATTTTAAAGTGCAGGTGCCAAACGTATACGGCGAGATTGTACGGGACGCTGACGGAACGCTGAGAACGACACGCGCCCAACGTACAGGCTGCCAAATGTGCGGTTTTGGAATCCATATAGAAAAGCGCCCGCATCGGTTTGACCGCTTGCGGGAGAAGAGCGAAAGAGAATGGCATTTTTGGATGTACGAATGTGCGGTTGATCAGCAGACAGGGGAAAAATACGGCTGGGGCCGGGTGCTTGATTATATAGGCGTGGAGTGGAAAAATCTTGTGCCGGTGCAAATAGGAATGTTTGACCAGAGGGAGGATATAGGATGAAACAGGAAACATTGCAACTACTCCGTGAAATGGGAAAAGATATAAAAATGCCAGAAACAAAACTGGTTTTCAGTAAGAAAAAAATTTTAGAAATAATGAACAAGGGAAGCAAAAAATTATCAGATGAATCCTTAGAGCTGTTAGATAAATTAGATCAACGAGAAGTAAAGTTGATTGGCGGCGAATTTAAGATAAAAAAATATTTAGTGATTGGAACAAATCTAATCGTATATGATTCATTTGTTGAAGAGGTGGACGCAGATGCATGAATTAATTGTGGACAATTTTGCAGGCGGCGGCGGGGCGAGCGAAGGATACGAAGAGGCTTTCAACCGGCCCGTTGATATTGCAATCAACCATGATCCGGACGCTATTGCCATGCATAAGGCCAACCATCCGGAAACAAAGCATTACTGTGAATCCGTGTGGGACGTAGACCCGCTGGAAGCAACGCAAGGGCGCCCAGTAGCGCTGGCTCATTTCTCCCCTGACTGCACGTATTTTTCGAAGGCGCGGGGAGGCAAGCCGGTAGAAAAAAACATCAGGAGCCTTGCATGGGTTGTTTTAAAGTGGGCCGGGAAAGTGCATCCGCGCGTGATTATTGTAGAAAATGTGGAAGAGATTCAGAACTGGGGGCCGCTGGTTGCGAAACGTGATCCAAAAACAGGCCGGGTGATCCGCAGGGTTGAATTAGAGGATTTAGATACTGGAAAGATATATTACAAAGAAGTTGTTGCGCAATGGGGGGAAACCGTCCCGGTATCAGAACAAATGCTTGTACCGGATAAAAAACGGGCAGGGCAGACATTTAACATGTGGATAGAGCAGCTTGAAAGTTTAGGCTATAAAGTAGAATACCGGGAACTAAGGGCATGTGATTACGGAGCGCCTACGATTCGAAAACGCTTCTTTTTGGTTGCCCGCTGCGACGGGCGGAAAATCGTTTGGCCGGAACCTACGCACGGGGACCCGGAACAATTAGAAGTGCGGTGCGGCCTGCTGAAACCGTGGAGGACGGCGGCGGAAATAATAGACTGGTCAATTCCTTGCCCGTCTATATTTGAGCGAAAAAGGCCGCTTGCGGAAAATACCATGTGCCGGATCGCGCGGGGAATTTTTAAATTTGTTATTGAAAACCATGATCCTTTTATAATCAAATTCCAGCAGAACAGTGTAGGGCAGGACCTTGACCATCCAATTGATACGGTGATGGCCGGAGCAACACGCTTCGGGCTTATAACGCCGACGATCGTACAAACAGGCAACGCCAACACCGGGCGGGGAATGGAAAAAGACATTGAAAAGCCGCTGGGGACCATCGTTTCAAAAAATGAATTTTGTTTGGTTGCACCTACACTCATACAATATCACAGCGAAACATCTAAAAATGAAGTGCGAGGGCAACAAATTGACCAGCCGATCATGACGGTGGACACGGCCCCACGCTATGGAATGGTTACGGCATTTTTAAGTAAATATTATGCCGGTGGGTACACCGGGGCCGGAAGCGCCGCAGATGAACCAATACACACCATTACCGCGCGGGATCACAATGCTTTGGTAACGTCACATCTTATCAAGTTTAAAGGTACGAATATTGGGCAGAACGTAGACACACCATTGCAGACGATCACGGCAGGCGGGTTTCATTTTGGAGAGGTGCGCGCATTCTTGATTAAATATTACGGCCAGGGGATTGGGCAAAAGGTAACTGATCCGCTGGATACCGTTGTAAGTAAGGACCGTTTTGGACTGGTGACGGTCCACGGCATAGACTATCAGATTATTGATATAGGGATGAGGATGCTCACGCCGCGCGAACTATACAGGGCGCAGGGTTTCCCGGACAGTTACATCATTGAGTGGAAGCAAGAAAACGGGAAGCCTTATCCAAAATCAAAACAGGTGGCACGGTGCGGCAACGCGGTCCCGCCGCCTTTTACAAAAGCACTCGGGGAGGCAAATTTGCCCGAGTTGATCGAAAAGAAAATTGAAACGGAGGAAAAAGAGGCATGAAAAAGATTTATGCTTTTCTGTTTGCTATTGCCGCCGCCGCAGGATCCGCGGCGTGGGCGCTGCCATATGCCCGCGCGGAACGCGGATACAACGCCATAGGCGGGGAATGGTTATTGATCATCATTGTATTTGTATTGATGTATAACGCCTTGCGGCGATTGAAACTGAAACAGAAAGGAAGGAGGTAGAAAAATGCATCAGGGATTAAAGGACGCGCTGAACGATGAAATTGAAAATTTAATGACGGTGACAATGGACAATGGATGGAGGTTTGAAATACAACTGAAAAGCTATCCGATTGTGATCACATTTGAAAAGAATCAAATAAGCATGTTTGATGAAAACGGGCCGAAAGAACAGCCGAGAATCAAATTTATATTTGCGGCTCAAACAATCTATGAAATGGATCAGAAAGCCAAGATACCAAAATCGATTTTCAACAAGTTTGAAAAATCGGCCGTGAAAATAGTATCGCTGTATACTACCCTTTTCCACGCCTGCTTTGAGGAAAACACCAGAACGCTATGGAATACGGCCATTGGAGATAGGATGGTATTGATTGACAAGCAGATATATGACGGGTTTTTTACAACCGCAAATGCGCGTGAGTGTTTGGCGGAATGATAACCGGGGAGGCTTGACCATGAGAAGGATGAATGAGCAACGGGAAGAATTATATCGCCGCCGTTGGGAAATGGTGCCGACAGAAGAGCATGGAGGAATCACGCGCCGGGAGATTGCCCGGCGCTGGGGGTATGACATTACAAACCCAACAGATGAGCGCCTATTTAAATATGCGCTGGCCGATGTGCGGGCGTGGGACAACGGCGACGGGATGATCTTATACAGCGAGCCTAAAAAAAGCCTGTATTACCGTACAGCGGATAAAGACAAAATGCGGCAGTTTTTACGGGACCGCCAGGCCGCCAGTCAGTCTTATTTGGGGCCAACTCATAAGATACGCCGTATATTAGGACTGCATGAGCAGGTGAGGCATATGCAAAACCATTTACAGGATGCACGGACAGCGGCGGGGATGTTAGCTGCAGATGTGGTGCGGGCCATGCGCGAGTACGACACGGCATTTGACAAGTACATTTTGTCAAAACTGGAAAACGACCGTTGCCGCCCTACGCCACGGCAGCTTATGGGGCTATGCAAAATATACGGGAGGCTTCCGCATGAGCTGATAGGTTAAGAAACCAAATAAAAAGTAAATAAAAATCCCGGATCATGGGGCCTGCCAGCCGACCGGGATTTTCATAAAACGCTTATCAATTAAGATACCTAAATTATAGCATAAAACGGCGGGAATGTCAACAAAAAAGAACCAAAAAACCGCTCTATTATGCGAAAAAACGGCGATCACAGCAGGCCTAAACACCTTGATAATTTAATTAACTTTGGGAGGGATTAGGAAATATGCCGAACTACAGAAAAATTACACAATCAGGGCAGAATGTTATAGAAATTGAATACATACAATCAAAGGATAGGGGAGCGGCAACCAAAACAAGGCAGCAAAGCGAGGGCATAACAAACGCATCCCAACAGCTGGCAAATTATTTTAATATAATACGCCGGGTATCGCGTTTGGCAAATGCAAATTTTACGGAAGAGGATCTATTTATTACGCTGACATACCGGGGAAAGATTCAGCCGACACCGGAAGAGGCAAAACAAAAGATCAATCAGTTTTTCCGGGATATCCGAAAATTGCGAGGCGTACTCCGTATGCCGGAACCGAAATATTTGGAAGTGACAGAGAATAAAAAGCGAAACAGAATCCATCATCACGCATTGATCAATAAAATGAGCATGGATGACGTATGCCGCATATGGCCGCATGGACGGGTGATAGCATCGCCGCTTGAGCCGGGTGAATACACGGGAATAGCACATTACATTTTGAAGGACATGGCGGAGCCGAACCAGCGCCGCTATAAATACTCAAAAAATTTGATACGGCCTGAATCTGTATATGAGCCGATTTCTCGTGCGACGCTCGAAAGCGAGTTGCCGGAAATACCAGGCTTTAAGGTGGTTTACAATACGACAACTTGTATAGATCAGGAAACACACAAAAGTATATACAGGTATTGGAAATTGACCAGAGAGGGAACGGAAGACATAGCCACAGGCGGAAAGGAAATAAACGAAGATGGGAACGAGAAATTTTAAACCGGCCGCGCTTCCAGTGCCGGTTGAGAGCGTGGAGCAGCAATGCCTTTTCAGGTGGGCTTTTATGGAAGAGGCCGCGCATCCGGAATTGAAATGGCTATACCATGTGCCGAACGGGGGAAAGCGCAACAAACGCGAAGCGGCCAGGCTGAGGGATGAAGGTGTAAAGCCGGGCGTGCCTGATTTATGCCTGCCGGTACCGCGGGGAGACTATCACGGCCTATATATTGAGATGAAACGCATACGGGGAGGCACTACAAGCGACGATCAGAAAGACTGGCTGGCAGAATTGCAAAGACAAGGATATTACGCCTGCGTGTGCCGGGGATGGGAAGAAGCGGCACATACGATAATAGCATACCTAGAACTTTAGATAGGGGGAATTGGATGAATTTAAAGGATTGGATAATCAGAATATTGGTAGCTTTTGCCGTAATGATAGCAATAGCGTTGGTAATCATTATACCGATGACGGCATCAGCCGTAGAAATTGAGGATTATAACGACGGCGACCGCTGGACAGAGCCGCCCGTGGTGGTGCTGTCAACCTGCCCGGTGCAGCCGTGCAGACTGACGGGCGAACAGATAAATGACATTTTGGAGGGGACCGGCCTTTCCGGGCTGGGCGAAACATACGCGGCCGGGGAAGAAGAGACAGGCATAAACGCGCTTTTTGTAATATCGATCACAGCGCTTGAATCAGGATGGGGAGACAGTTACAACGCCCGCGAAAGAAACAATTTGGGAGGCATAAAGGGCGCGGACGGGTACCGGGCATTTGATAGCCGGGAAGACAGCATACGCGATATGTATGATTTTTTAGACCGCCTCTACATTAAGCAGGGGCGAACAACAATAGCGGAGATCGGCGCAAAATACTGCGAATCGGCAGGATGGGCCGGGCAGGTTGAGCGGATCATGCGGGATCTGATAGATCAGGCCGCGGGGTACATGGAACAGGAGGAATAAGAACCATGGAACATAAATTCAGGGGAAAAAGGATTGATAACGGCGAGTGGGTTTATGGATATTACTTTATGACGCCGCTCACGGACGAAGCAACGGGTTCCAATCAGGAAGACGGATGGTTTTTTCTAACGGGCAGGCAGCGGCATGTTATATCAAAAGATGGCTGTGTTTATGAGGTAAATCCGGAAACCGTGGGGATGTGTACAGGACTTAAAGATCATACAAAAGATGATATTTATTCCGGGGATATCCTGTATGACAGATTTAATGATCAGATTGGATATGTAGAGTACGACGAAGACAGCGGAATGTTTGCATTTTATGTCGAGGATATCATATATGGGTTTATGGACATAGACAGCCGGGACTATGAGATCATCGGAAATATATATGACAACCCAGAATTGCTGGGGGAGGTATAGAGGCGTAGGCATGGGCGAGTTATTTGATTTTACGCGCCCGCAAAGATGCGGGGAGGCTGTTATTGAAATAGAAACAGAAGGGAAGCCGTGGGGGTACTGTATGCCGAAGGTGCCGGGCGAAGAGAACAGATATATCACATACAATGACAAACTAGAGGCTGACCACGAATACAGGATCATTGAAGTGGATGGCCGGGAGAAGGCCGAGAGGATAAAATAAGTTTTCCCGCAATCTGGCAGCGGGAAAGTAAGCCGCGGGGAGGGATTTGCAACAACGGACCATTCCCGCGGCAGGGCCGCAACCGCATAGACCATTGAACAGGCCGTAAGGCAGTTTATGGGTGCGGATTAAATACGGGGCAGGGCGGCGCATGAGGTAGAAGCAGGCCGCCCGAAACCCCGGAAAAGGTGAGAGATGGACTATATATCGTTTTTACGAAACAAAATTGATATAGCAAAAGACACGGGCTTTGATGTAAGCCCGTCTGAAATAACCCCGGAACTATACCCGCACGCGCGGGACGGCGTGATATGGGCATGTAAGGGCGGGCGGCGTGCAATATTTGAATCATTCGGGATGCACAAAACGGTGCAGGAACTTGAATGGTGCCGCCTGGTTGCAAAGCACACGGGCGGGCAAACGCTTATTGTAATGCCGCTTGATGTGCGGGGCGAATTTTACCATGATGCGCAAGAGATCCTGCACATGGAAAAACCCGCGTATGTGCGGACGATGGCAGAGGTAGCAGAAAACGCGGACAAGCCGATATTGATTACAAATTATGAGCGCGTCCGGGACGGTGACATAAATTTAAGGCACTTCGCGGGCGTTTCGCTGGATGAAGCATCGGTCTTGAGGTCATACGGATCAAAGACATATGAGCAATTCACCGCGAAGGCTAAGGGCGTGCCTTATAAACTGGTTGCAACGGCAACGCCATCACCAAACAAATTAAAAGAGTTGATCCACTACGCCGGATATTTAGAGATCATGGACACCGGGCAGGCATTGACAAGATTCTTCCAGCGCAATTCAAGCAAGGCAAACGACCTGACATTGTACCCGCACAAAGAAGATGAGTTTTGGCTATGGGTGAGCAGTTGGGGCCTGTATGCAACCGAACCTGCGGATTTTGGGTATTCCAACGACGGATTTTCATTGCCGCCAATGGATATCCGGTATCACGAATTACCGGTTGACCACACCACCGCGGGCGCAGACAAACACGGGCAAATGAAGTTGCTCAGGGATGCGGCGCTCTCACTGCAAGACGCAGCGCGGGAAAAACGGGAAAGCATTGAAGCGCGGGTGAAGAAAGCAGCTGCAATCGTCGCCGAAGATCCGGAAGCGCATTTTATTATTTGGCATGATTTAGAAGCGGAGAGGCACGCGATAAAAAAGGCATTGCCACCGCGCCATTTTCATTGGCATAGATTACGAGTTTAACGACTTCATTCAGGCGATACACCGGATTTACAGGTTTATGCAAAAGTATCAGGTGATCATTGACATCATATTTACGGAAAGTGAAAGGCAGATCAGGGACACCCTGCTGAAAAAGTGGGAACAGCATAATTACGCAATGCAAAAGATGAAAGAGATCATGCATAAATATGGGCTTTCGCGCACCAGTATTGAAGAGAAGCTGGCCCGGACAATAGGAGTAAAAAAAGTGATAGAGATAAACAGCAATCATTTTAAGGCAGTATATAACGACTGTATTTTAGAAACACAGAAAATGGACAGCGATTCCGTGGGAGGCATTATAACGTCCATACCGTTTTCAAACCATTATGAATATACGGCCAGTTATAACGACTTTGGGCATAACAAAGACACGGAACAGTTTTTCAAACAGATGGATTATTTAACGCCGGAACTTTTGAGGATCCTGCAACCTGGCCGGGTAGCGTGTATCCATACGAAAGACCGGGTTTTGTTTGGAAACGCGACGGGCACGGGAATGCCGACAATCGAGCCTTTTCATGTTTATTGCATAGAGCATTATATAAAACATGGATTTCAGTACATGGGCATGATTCCAGTGCTTACGGATGTGGTGAGGGAAAATAACCAAACCTACAGGCTGGGATGGTCCGAACAATGCAAGGACGGCTCGAAGATGGGCGTCGGATGTCCTGAATGGATCCTTTTATTCCGCAAACTGCCGAGCGACACAAGCACGGCATATGCGGATAATACGGTTACAAAAAGTAAAGTGGATTATACCCGCGCACAGTGGCAGATTGACGCGCACGCATTTTATAGATCATCCGGAGATCGGCTTATGAGCAAAGAAGAATTGAAAGACATACAGGTTAAGGATTTGCAACGGGTCTACAGGAAGTTTTCGCGCGGGACAGTCTATGATTACACAGAGCATGTAAAACTGGCCATGAACTTAGACACACAAAACAAGCTGCCGGCCTCTTTTATGGTGGTCGCGCCGGGTTCGTGGTCAACCGAGATATGGGACGATATAAACCGGATGAAAACCCTAAATACAAGCCAAAGCAGAAAGAGGATGCAAATGCACGTATGCCCGTTGCAGCTGGACATTGTAACGCGGCTGATGAACAGGTACACGAACGAAGGAGACACCGTGCTTGACCCATTCGCGGGATTGTTCACGGTGCCGAAGGTTGCCATTGAAATGGGGAGGTTTGGCATCGGAATAGAACTCAACCGGGATTATTTCAGGGATGGCGTGGGATATTGCAAGGCAGCAGAAGAAAAAAGAGATATGCCAACACTATTTGATTTTTTGGACGCGAAAGAAGCAAACTGACCCGTTGGGAGGCATAAAGACCACAATGAGAAAAAAAGCCGACTATGGCGGTTTATACGACGGGCGCGAAACGCCTTAGTTGCAACCGGGCGCACGAGCCTATAAGGGCAATAAAAACAAACACACAGGGGAGGAAAAAAGAACGTGGAACAGCAAGCAGAACAGCAAAAGGAAATAGCAACACCAGAAGAAAAAACGGAAAAAACACCGGAACGGGAATGGCAGCGGGGAGACTGGCAACGCTTTGTTGATGTGCAGCGTAAACGATTTGGGCTGATAAAGGTAAAAAAAGCGCCGCTTAAATTTTTGATGCTGCGTTGTGCACACTGCAAGGCCAAAGCGGAGGCCATGCCGACAACCAAATTACAATATGTACGCTGCACGAATCCTGATTGCGGCGTGATGGTATCGGCCCCGACGATAGCGGAGGCAGTGCGGAGGTGGAACAAGCGGGGAGGCAAAGACTATGAAAAAAAGTGCTGATTATGTGATCTGTCCGCATTGCGGGTATAAGGACCCGCTAACAACGCGGTACCACCAGGGAGGGCCTTACAGGTGCCGGGAATGCTGGGGCGTGTTTTGGTACCAGCGGGAGTTTAGGCCGTATCACATCACAACGCCGTTTAACCCGGAGGATGTGGGCAGGATGGAAAAAATGCGGGAGGCATTGAAGAAATGAATAAAGAAAAAATCAAAGAATTAAAAGCAAAACTGATGGAAGAATACCCACCAGGCGCGGCCATAGCATTTATAGAGTACAAGCCTGAAACGGAAGTCAATAAATTTGGAATAGCGATTATGAATGTGCGGAATATAGGCAGGTGCGGATTTATGACAATGAGAGAAAGCTATCCGGTAGATGAAATTTTAGGGCAACTCAGGATTGACATTTTCCACAAACTCACATGGTTTGCAAATGAATTGCTGGACTATGCAAACCAGCTGCAGATCAGGGGGGAATAACCATGCCGAGACATATTGATGCTGATGCAGCAGGAAGATATTTAATAGGGCGTTTTGGTGTTTTTGGTAATCCGTCGCTTGAACAAATCATAGATGCGTTAGCTGATTTTACAGATAAAAATACCGCCGACGTAGCAGAGGTTAAGCCGGATAAGAAAGCTAATACCGAATGTGCCGATGCCGCGCTTAATGGAGGGGGAATAATGAACGGATACAATGAAAAGATAAAACTTGCAGAAAACTATATTGATGCTGTGTATCGTATAGAATCAATGCAAAGAGAAGGAATAGCTGGATTATATGGGCTAGAAATGAGGCGCATTGATGCCCATAAAGAATTGTGTAATGCAATGAATGTGCCGATAGAGCAGACGAAAGATATATGTTTGAGATTAGATTTTTCAATTGGAATGTCTGTAGATGCGCTCGAAAAAGATTTTGATTTTTATATTGAAAAATACGCCCAAAAGCTCATTGCTTTGTTGGGCGCACTTCCAAAGGAGCAACCAAAATGAAGATTGAAGAAGCGATAAAAAGTTTTGAAAAAAATGTTGAAATGTATAAAAGACGTATTGAGGACTACAACGATCCAGATGTTGAATTGAGAGCTGCGTTACCCATACAAAAGCAATTATTAGAGCGAAGTCAACTTGCACTTTCCGCCCTCCGCGCACAACGGGAGCGGGAGAACCCGAAAACATGCGAATACGAAATAGACGAACCATCAAAAGAAGGATATTCAAGCGATCCCGGTAGATTTTACGAATGTACGAATTGCAAGGCAGATTATATTAATATAGATCAAGCGGGAGAATGGACACATTGTCCGTACTGTGGAGCGGAGATTACATCAAAAGATACGTTACTTTGCAGGGAATGTGCTTGTGCAGAATGGGACGGAGAAGGATATTATTGTGAAAACAAAAAAGGAAAATACTATGGAGAAAATGTAAGTGATTCAGACTTTAACGGTTGCGCTGAATACAACGAACCAAAGGAGGCTACAAAATGACAACGGAAATGCAAATTGCTATTGAAAAAGTGAAAAAAGAGCGCGTCCGGCAGGACAAAAAATGGGGCGTGAAAAATCACATGCCGCAATACTGGACCGGGATTTTAGGCGAAGAATACGGGGAGTTGTGCGCCGCCATAAATGAAACGGTTTTTGACAACGGGCCGGAGGAACGGAAACGGGGAGGCAATGAAGCATGAAAAAAATATTTAGAAAATATTTAGATGAAATGAAACGCCAAAATGAAAAGCATAAAAAAGAACGGCTAATAAGAAGAATTGAGGCAGCGCTTGAAATCAGATTATATACTACACAAATTGACTATATCTTGTATGAGGATAAAAGAATATTTGGTTATGGAAGATGCACAGGGAGAACGACCGCATATTGTATAAAGTTGGCATTGTCGGGCGAGAAAATAGATTTGCGGAAACAATTAGATTGGAGCCTCTATATAGATGAACACCATGAAGGAATGTATACAAGGTTGTTTTGGGAAAGATTTATTGATATTTGGAAAAGGCTCAAAGCCGCGGGCCTGCCAGTGTGTGAAGTAAGACCAGGAAGGAATATAAAGTTATGAATGTTATATCACTATGGCAGCCGTGGGCATCGCTCATTATGCTGGGGCTGAAAGAATTAGAAACGCGCGGATGGAAGTTAAACTACCGTGGGCCGATGGCCATACACGCAACAAAAAAGCTGGTGCCGTTCAGCCATGTGTTTTTCAATTTGGAACCGCACCTGCAAGCGCTCATAATGAACACCATAGAAGAGGCATACGGCAGCTATGACGCTATGCCGAGAGGTGCGATACTCGGGACGGTAAACATAAAAGAAGTGTTTAAAGTGGAAGATATATTTCCCGTGATAGGGAAGATAGAGCAGGCGTGCGGGGATTACAGGCCGGGCAGGTTCGCGTGGAAGATGGAAGACATACAGGCATTTGAAACGCAGATACAAATAGCAGGGCATCAAGGCATATGGAAATGGAATCCGGTATTTATTGGAGCATAAGCAAAGCAGGGGGAGGGATTATATAAATGACATGGGAAGAGGCAAAGCAGCTAAGGGCACTCAAAAATGAAATCAGGCTGCTTGAAAAGAGAATTGAAAAACTGGAAGATAAAGACGGCCAGGCTTCTTTTGATTCGGTGAAAGGATCAACTCCATCGTTTCCGTTTATCTCGCGTCGCTATATTATTAAGGGGTTTGTGTATAACGGTGATCAGATCGAACGACTGTCAAAGATACTGGATACAAGGCATCAGGCGGCGCGTGAATTGATAGAGCAGATTGAAACGTGGATCAGCGAGATACAGGACAGCGAGATCAGGCAGATAGCAGAGCTATACTTTATCGACGGGGTTAAGGTGAGGGACATTCCGGCACTGATGGGCGTGGAGGGGGACGGAACGACCCAGCACCACAAACTAAAGAGATATGTTGACGATATGAAAGTTTCCGCAAAATCCGCAAAATAGATGTTATAATGGCATTGTGAAAAGATATCGAGAGCGCCCGAAAGGGACGCTCTTTTTTGTGTATCGGGGATGTTGGTATGAGCCGGATAATAAGCATTGTAATAGAGATAGACGATGCACTGCCAAAAGAATTGACAGACCTACTGGTTAAGCACATAAGTATTAAGATAACAAAGCAAGAGGCAGAGAGCAAAAGGAGAATCTCTTCCTGCGTGGACAAATTGAAATGAAGAAAGCCGATCCATTTTATTTATCTAAAGAGTGGCGGGCGTTACGTGATGATGTGCTGGCAGATGACAAGCACGAATGCCAATACTGTAAAGCCAAAGGAAAATATAAGCGGGCAACAATCGTCCACCATGTGCAGCATAGGGATGAGCATCCTGAACTTGAACTCGAGAGATACTACATAGACAGCAACGGAGTGAAGCAAAGGAATTTGGTTAGCATTTGCTTTGATTGCCACGAAGAGCAACATCCGGAAAGAAGCAGAAAAATAAAAAACAAAAAACCTTTAACGCCTGAACGTTGGTAAATGATGTCGGGTGTTTTTCTTTGGTTATCATGCCCCCCATTGAAAAATTGAAGTTTTAATATGGGAAACGGGAACCGGGAAGGGCTCACGACATTTTAGATATTCGCGCGCGCGCACATGATAGGGGGGTGGGTATATTGCCGCAGAGAGAAACCAAAAAAGACACGAGAAGAGCCGACGTAAAGCGGATTATGCGCACCAGATTATATCACCAAATACGTGCAGACTTGATTGATCAGCTCGAAAGAAACGGGACTTTAGGCAAATACTACGTCGATCTTGTGGATGATTACATGGACCTTTGGGTTACAAAATGTCTTTTAGTGGAAGACATACAGGAACGCGGCGTAACGGTTGAATATAACAACGGAGGCGGCCAGGCAGGAAAAAAGAAAAACGATTCTATTGAGCAAAGAATAAAGGTAAATGCCCAAATGCTTAAAATATTATCGGAGATAGGCATAAAATGGCTGACCGATACGGTCAGTGATTCGCCGGGTGGTGAGCCGGACGATGACGACCTGTAAACTAAATCCATATATTGAAAAATGGCTTGCCATTGTTGAAAAAAATAAATACGAAACCTGCTTAGACCAAAAGCTGCTTGCAAAGTACGTTAGAAAGTGTTTTGCAGAAGAAGATATATATACAGATGATCAGCAGCTTGAAAAGTATTTAGGGCTTGCGAAATATTTTCCATTTCAAAGGCTTTTCCCGTGGGAAGAGTTTTGCATTGCGTTGCACCTAACTACATTTTGGAGCAAAAGCGGCATGCCGCGCTGGCCGGATTTGTTTTTGCTTATTGGCAGAGGCGCCGGAAAAGATGCGTATATTGCAGTTGAATCATTATGTGTGATATCTCCATATAGCAACCTGCCGCAATATGACGTTGATATTTGCGCAAACGTGGAAGAACAGGCCATGAGGCCGGTGAAGGATCTGCTGGAAATAATGGACGATAACCGGTTCAGGCAGAAAATGAAGCGGTTTTTCTACTGGACAAAAGAGCAGATAAAGGGCCTTAAAACAAAAGCGATTATAAAAGGGCGGACAAAGAATCCGGAATCAAAGGACGGCATGCGGTCCGGTATGGTGGTGTTTAATGAAATCCACCAATACCAAAATTATAAAAATATAAAGGTATTTATAACGGGCCTAGGGAAAAAGAAGCACCCGCGCCGCCTGTATGCAACCACAAACGGGGATGTGAGAGAAGGCCCGCTGGATGAACTTTTAGCAAGATCGGAAGAAATATTAAAAGGGGAGGCTGATGATAACGGCCTTCTCCCTTTTATATGCAGACTGGACAGCAAAAAGGAAGCAGACAATGAAAAGATGTGGGTTAAGGCTAATCCATCATTGCCATACCGTCCGGATCTGATGACGCTCATAAAAAAAGAATATATAGACTGGAAAAAGAATCCAATCGCAAACGGAGATTTCATGACGAAGCGGATGAACCTTCCGCAGAGCGCATCTGAAATGCCGGTTACTGAATGGGACAACATTTTTGCAACGTATAAGAAAGACGACGAAATAAGAACAGTACCGGATTTGACCGCATGGCCGTGCGTGGTTGGAATAGACTATACAAAAGTAACGGATTGGATGAGCGTAAACCTGCACTTCAGGGACGGAGATATACGGTATGACATCAATCATTCATGGCTGTGCCTTGCGTCAAGGGATTTACACAGGCTTAAAGTGCCGTGGAGAGAATGGGAAGAAGCCGGTCATTTAACGGTGGTAGACGACGTAGAAATAAGTCCGGATATTCCAGCGGAATATATTTTTCAGCAGGCGCAGAAGTATGACATAAAAAAAATAGCAATGGACAATTTTAGATATGCGTTGCTTACAAATAGCCTTAAAAGCATAGGGTTTGAAGCCAAAGAAAAAAAAGTAAAACTTATCAGGCAATCAGACATAATGATCATCCATCCAGTAATAGAACACTGCTTTGCAAAACAGTATTTTATTTGGGGTGATAATCCGCCGTTCAGGTGGGCAACAAACAATACAAAATCCGTTCCGGCAAATAGAAACATACGAAATGCGGCAGGGGTAACAAATGCGGATTTGGGAAATTTTATATATGGAAAAATAGAGCCGAAGAGCCGGAAGACAGATCCGTTTATGGCTCTTGTAGCCAGCATGATTATTGAATCGGAGTTGCCGGAACGAAAAGAGGAAGTGACCGCATTGCCGGTGATTACAGCATGAAAGGAGGGATAATTTGAATATATTCAGTTGGCTTATAGATAAGCTGGGAGGCCGGGCACAGCCGAGTGATTTGACGCTTGAATTAATGGGAGAATATGAATCTATAGTAGGAGATATCTATATTAGAGAACTGGCATTTGCATCCAGCATGAACATACTTTCCAACCTGGTGAGTA